ATTGTTATTGTCTATTAGAAGTTACCATACCCATATTAGTTTCACTGTTAACACCCAAAGATAATTGAGAATTTAAATCTCCTGTAAATGATGCTTTAGCTAATTCCACAGCTCTTTGAAGAATCTCTTGATGTAGTATAGGGTCTAACTCACATTCTTGTGAAGTAGCTTTACTATCAATGGTTACACCTTCAAGAGTGCCAATTATAATAGCTTGTGGTCTTTTGACATATCTATAAATGTACTTTGTGAGAGTATCATTGGTACCTATTATTAAATCTGCCTTGTTACTACCATCATTATTAATTAATCTCCAAGCTTGATATTGTGTGGGTCTCTTAAAGGGCTTACTCATTAATCTAGCATATTCAGTATACTGAATAGGGACTACTGTAAGTCTTACTGAGGTCTCATTAGAACCTCTTTTAACATCAGCAAATTCATTAAGAATCATCATAATGTCCTTCTCTAATGAAATACTTTTATTATTTGTTCTAGAGTCAAAAACAGCAGCAGTAAAAGTAGTCAAAGACTTTGTTTTAACAAGCATTGAAAAATCAATTTGCCTTTTAGCATTATCATCAAACCCTTCTTGAGCTTTATTTAACTTGGGATTAAAATATGCCTTTACTATTTCATCTTGGGCTTTAGTCAAGAATACAGACTTCTCATAATCATTTAAACCTGGAGCTTGATTGCTAGTTATATTATTGTATAACAAATCAAACTGGTCTGAAAACTCTTGGGTAGTCATATATTATTCTTTAAGTTTAGCTTCCAAAGTAAATTTAAGTTCCTGATGTTTGGGAGCATTTAAATATTTTGCTGCTGAAGTAAATGTAGGCTCTTCACCATTTTCACAAAGAGGAGTGTTATCACTTCTTAAATACAAATAATTACCTCTCTTTGAAATAAGTCCTGCTTCAATACTTCTCTTGATTAATACCTTAGTAGGAATCAATGGGTCAGTAATTACCTTTAAGAACATCTTAGGATTAGCCTGTATAAGTTCATTAGCCTTAGTCTGTAAGAAATCAAGTTTAGCTGTAGGAGCTGTAGGTCTGCCATCCACTATTTCAATGATAGTTCTAAGAGTATTAATATCCTCTTCAATTTTACCATATTCCTTATAGCACTGCATAGTAGCACTCATACCACTCTTAGCTTGCTTAACTTCTTCACCTTCAGCTATAAGTACAAACTGGTAAGTAGCTTTAGGTTTATCTTGAAGTACTTGCAAAGAAGGAGCTATAAAATTAGTGTTAGCCAAAAGAATCTTATACTTGATATAATCTTCAGGAATGGATAAATCCAATATATTATCCTGCTTTGTAAGTCTTACTCTACCTACACCTGTTTCATTGGTATCATCCCAATAGTTATTTACTTTCTTGTAAATACTTAATGCATTGGCTTCCAATCCCATTATATTCTCAAGGAATTTCTTTTCACTCTTTGTAAGTACATCTACATAAAGACCTGATGTTAAAGTAGGAACTACAAAAGTCTTTATAGCATTTTCAGCCATACCCCCAGCCAACAGATGCTTGGGATTATTACCCCAAATACCATTTGCTTTAGGTACATATCTTACAATAACTCTCTCATTTCTAAGACAGTTTACAAGCTCTTCCTCATCATTGTATTCATTATTAACTGCCTTATAGGATGATTGTTGCTCCTTTAAGGGTGTTTTAGGAACCTCTCTTAAAGGCATATCATCCAATTCTACTTCAGGAACTTCAATTTCCTTCTCTTCCATTTTAGTTCTAGCCATACTTCTCCTTAATTAATATTTAGTTTATAAAAATAAGGGAAGAGGATTACCCTCTCCCCTTATATATGTTAGCCCTGCAATATAGCAGGAATCAAAGACATTGTTCTTGTAGGGTCATAAACAACTGCACCTAATTGAGCCATCTTATGGAAGGTTGCAGAATCTTCCTCATGACTCATATTCATATTACCCATTTGACCTGTGAAGGGGTTTCTCACATTTATATGTTACTAGTATATCGTTTCCATATACTATCTTCATATTTCTATGAAGTTCAGACTATATCTTCATCTACTATTTTAGTAGAGCAAGGCATTTCAACTCCACTTGGAGCTTACTCCCAAAAGGGATAGTCGTTGAACCTTCAATTATAAATTGATTTATAATTGCTTGGCTGCTGGTTATCCAATCTTTCACATTGAAAGCTCTAAGGAACTTCCAGCAATTAACCTTGTTTATTATTCACTTTTCTGTTTCTAGGCAAGTGATGGGAACTGAGAAATGTGTTAAGGCTTATGCCGCTAATCCCCAAAGATAGCCTCTTATTTCATCCTGACCCTTAATCTTACACTTCTGTATATTAGGTTGGTCAGGAGTACCAATAAACATGATGTCATATCTATAAGACATTGCAACACCACCATTAGGATGAAGAATCTTATTTCTTACCTTATCATCATACAAGGGATCTACATCAATCTTCACTCTAACCTTATTGGGAGCCTGATATTCTACAAACTGGAAGCCAGCTGTAAGAGCATTGTCATGCAACTGTGATTGAGTCTTCTTAACTACACCTACAGAGCTGTTGTCCAATACAAACTGTGTCCAACCTGAGATTTCCTGCAATACTTCCTTGTGGAATTGTATAGCACCTCTTTGACCAGTCTTAATAACAAACAATCTTTCACCATAGTCAAGGTTAGCTTCGCTCAATTCATAGAGTGCATCTTCAAGCAACTTCAAAGAGAAATGGTTATAATAGAATGTATTTGCTACTTCCATTTGTTCAAAAATACCAGCACCAGTCTTGATTGCAAAACCAGACTTACCAATATTCATGTATTCACCATTCTGATTTCTGTTGCTTCTACCAAATGCCAATGCATTGTTCTTATATTCACTGAACTGTTGTTCAAGCTCATAATCAACATAATGCATCCACATAGTTTCCACAGTATGTTGTTTACCATTGCCAGTAGTATCATTCTTTACTACAGGAATACCTACTGCCAACTTCTTATTTAAGGAAGCACCACCTACCTTATGCTTAATTCTAATAGTAGACCACTCATTTCTCATAGATACAGGTGATGCAAATCTAATATCACCTACACCTCTACTGAAGTCATCTTCTACGAAAGCAGCCTCTACTGAGAATCTTTCACCTGCCAGCAATCTTTCAGCAGGCACACCTACAGTATTACCACCTGCAAGTTCTACTTGATAAACTGCATTGGTGCCTTCCATTCTAGCATCACCTAAAATTCTGAATTGATAAATTTCATTCAGATTACCAACGATATATTCCAAATGTTATCCTAAAGGCTCTTTATCCTTTAGTTCTTACAATTTATTATCTTGTAAGGTCGGAGTACATATTCATCCTATTAAAATAAAATAGGAGTTGGGAACTCTTGGAGAAATTATATTCTATTAATAGTTTCATTCTCTACTCTCTACAATACTTATAGCTGTTAAACTATAAGTTATCTCGGTATTACCCATTATTATTAAAGGGCTTCACCGATTTTTCCCAATTTTACTTAAACTTATTACTAAGTTATGACGGCAAATAGTATCGTTAAGCTATTGCTCTACCGTCAGCAAACCAATCTTCAGCAAATACTAAATAGAAAGGTGTTGTACCTGCACCAATATTACCACTATCTTTTGTTACTACAGTACCATTTTCATCTCTTGCCTCTACAAGAGGAATGTTTCTTCTAGACGAACCCACGATGTCCCAGGAGTATTCATTGGAGTCATCAAATTCGCGAACTGGAAACTGCGAGAGGAAAGTATCAAGAGTTTTACCTCTTGAGTAAGCAAGTAATTGCACCATTATATTAGATGCCTTTTGAGGTGCCAACTGGAAAATACTACCAAGGTGATTATTTACTGTGGTACCTTTCCAATGGCTAAATCCAACTGTTTGGAATTTACCTAATCTTCCTGCCATTATTAAATAGATTTAAAAATTGAAATTAGTGTTTATATATCTAAATCCCAATCCTTACCTATAGTTGG